CTGTAGTCGTATCGAAGTATAGCGCACCAACTATTAGCGCATCACCGTCATTGTCTACAGTAGGTGCTGTAGCCTTTGCACCTAGATAACGATCATCGAAGCTATCAAGCGAGGCCGCTGCAGAAGTAGCTGAACTTGCAGCCGCTGTGGCAGAGTTAGCCGCATTTGTTTCAGATGTAGCAGCATTAGTTTCGGAAGTTGCGGCGTTAGTGGCTGAAGTCGCCGCTACAGTTGCTGATCCAAGGATATTGTCCACGTACAATTTCGTGGTTGCATGATCATTAGCCGTTGGTGCAGCAAGGCCAGTGATGTTGTTGCTGCCCATAGCGAGGTTGCCAGACATACTGTCGCCTGATTTAGATACCTGTAGAGCGTCTTGGTTATCAGTGTAGTTTTTCGTCGAAACATCTTGGGCCGCTGTAGGATCACCTGCACCAGTAATCTTGTTAGTACCCATAGCGATTGCGCCAGTCATTGTGCCGCCAGCTAGGGGCAGCTTAGTCGCAATGCTGTTTGTGATTGTTGTGGAGAAGTTGGGATCGTCGCCCAGCGCAGCCGCTAGCTCGTTTAGCGTGTCTAGTGTAGACGGGCTGCTATCAACCAAGTTAGCAATAGACGTGTCTACATAATTGCGAGTTGCAGCGTCTTGTGCGTTTGTGGGATCAGTAAGGTTAGTAATCGTAGCAGTCGTACCCGCATTCATGTTCAACGTACCGTCGATGGTGACGTTGTTGAATGAGGACGATCCACTAGAAGTTACGTTACCAGTTAGGTTACCAGTCACATTCCCCGTAACATTACCAGTGACATCTCCAGTCACGTTACCTGTTACGTTACCTGTAAGTGCGCCCGTAAATCCACCAGAGGCAGACACTGAGGTGAATGCGCCAGAGGAAGGAGTAGTAGCCCCAATAGTAGCGTTATCAATTGTACCACCATTAATGTCTGCAGTGGCGAGTGTGGTGGAGCCTGTGGCTGTAAGAGTGGTAAAGCTACCAGCCGCCGCCGTAGTCGCACCGATTACAGCATTATCTATAGTGCCGCCGTTAATGTCGGCTGTAGCCAGAGTAGTCGCACCTGTAGCAGACAGAGTAGTAAACGCACCACTAGAGGGCGTAGAGGCACCGACTGTGGCATTGTCTATACTACCGCCATTGATATCGGCTGTGGCTGCAGTCAGGCTTGTGTTGGCTGTAAGTGTAGTAAACGTACCAGCGGCTGCATTCGTATTACCGATAGTAGTGTTATCAATAGCACCTGAGTTCAGGTCAATAGACGTAATAGTAGTCGTACCTGTGGCAGACAGGTTGGCTACGGTGGTGTCGCCAGTCACTCCGAGTGTGCCTGCGATAGTCGCATTACCAGAGGCAGTGACATTACCTGTGACTGCTAGAGTACCACCAAGAGTACTATTACCAGTGACGTTTAGAGTGCCACCTAGAGTAGCGTTTCCAGCCGCCGCAATACCCCCACTCAAGAACAGGTCTTGGAAGCGTTCCGTGTTGGTGCCGAGGTCTACAGTGTCTGTGCTAATGGGCTTGATTACGTTGTCAGTGATGACTTGTACTAGCTCTCGCCAGACGGCTGCGTTAGTGGTGCTGCCCACGCAGATGTATATGCGTCCATTAGTGGTGTTCTCCCACAATGAACCCGGAGCATAACCCTCTGTATTGTCGTTGGTCGCCAGAGGTGCGGTAGTCGCATCCATCTTATTGGCACCACCAATACCACCATTTTCCGCTGGCAGATAACCAGAGACAGATGTCGCTAGGTTAATCTTTGGAGAGTTACCCGTGGAGCCATCGTGTGAGTGGCCTGTAGTAGCATTAAAGGCAGCAAGAAGCTGGTTAAATTCTGCATTCAACGGTGGTGCAGTAATTGGTGATCCGTTAATGATACTAGCAGTGGACTGCCGTGTATAACCTGCCATCTGTTATCTTCTCCCTGCCATAGTAAATTCGAAGACCATTCCTTGAATAGAAAAAGGCTCTGTCTGACCCACGGTCACGTAAGTAGCCTGTGCAGCAAAGCACGATCCCTGAATATCACTGGTCATAATTGGCTTTGATGAACCGCCATAAAGTACGTTTGTTGCATTATATGTGATGTTCCTACCACCGTACTTGGTAGGTGCGCCCGTGGACGCTTGTGAATAAGTAGCGGGTGTAGACACGTTGCCGTCACCCCAGTCGTAAGTCATTGATAGAAGCATCTCAAACGGACCCTCAGCCCGAATAAATGTATTGATCTTACGCAGTGTCTTACGCTGTTCTGTCTCTCCGAAGTCGATATACGGAGTGGCGTAAATTGATACGATGTCTCCACCGTTAAACGAAGTGCCATTCTCTTGGCGGTAGACTTTACCGTCATAGTCGCCGTGCAGGATAAACTCTGTGGTGCCTATGTAGCCACTGGTGCAGCAAGAGGCTCTAATGCCTAGTAGCTCCCCAAACTCCCAAGCGATTGCACCTGAGCTATTAGTCAGACCGCCGATGATGCCAATGCTGTCGCTTGCGGCTAGGGTATCATCGCCAATGAAGTATCTGATCTGTGACTTGGAGCGAATGACTACGCCGTTGAGCGTGTCCATGTCACTGTTGGCAATCAGGTCTACGAGTGTCGCCTGAATGGGTTTACTCACAGTCTCAAGTTCAACGTCACCAATACGAGAAGTACCCGCAACGGGTCGGAAGCCGTCAGGAGACAAGAACATCAAGTCGCCGCCAATTTCCAATACGCTGTCTCTGGCAACGCAGCCCACGTTTGCAGTGACCTGATCAGTCACAAATGCATTGGCTGCGTCTAGCGTAATTTTCTTAATGCCGTTTGTACCAAAGACAAACAAGTCGTCGCGGAATGGCTTAATCTGTATTACGTCGAAGCCAGCGGCTATCTGACCTGCGCCACTTGCGGAAGTGAAGTCGTAGAAGCCGTCAGGGTCTGCAGTGCTTGTAGGGGCAGAGTGGGCGATTGCCGCGCCGAATGCCGTATCGCCAGCTAAAAATAGAGTATTCTTAAATACGTCTACGAGGGCAGGGGCGTTCAGGCATTGGTCTCCACCGCCAGTATTAGTGGTGTGACCCGCTCCAGAGGTATATCCACCTGCGTTTGTAGACTTTAGTTCTTCCCAGTGATCGCCGTCGAATACGATTGCTGGGTTTACCCCATCTACAAATACAATCTTATTACCTGTACCAAAGTTAAAGGTAACGTGACGCAGCTTAGTGACTGTGCGGCTGTTCAACGTCATTGGACGAGTAACGCCGTGGTCTAGAGTAAACTTACGCCAGCCAATGTAGGCAGTGTAGTAGTAGAAGCTGTAGTTACCGCCTGTAGCGTCTTCCCGTGCGGCAATAATCTTTGTGGTGTTGCTAACGTCATCCTTGAAGATTGCTAGACCTAGAACCTTGCCAGTGGCAGTGGACTGTCCGTCAACGGTTACTTCACCATAATCGGGGTCATACTCATCGTACCCCTCAATACGCCGATAGCCGCCAAATAATGACGGCTCATAGTTAACTAGTCGTGTAGCGGCACCGGGATTGTTATCCGACAGGTCTAAGTGGTTTTCGTTACTATTTAGACCGCCGCTACAGATCAGTTTAAATGACTGTATATTGTCAGGCATTAATACTTAATCCGCGTATCTCGAATATAAACATCGTCGTTAATGTACAGCGTCTGCAGGTCTTTGATGCCGCGTTCAAAGGCGATGAATGCACCCTGTGCGGCCTCTAAGTTGTCCTTAAACATATACATATGATAAATTGCGCCATCGATGATGACGGTGTCGTAGCTCTCTGGTATTCTGGTTACGTCAGTGGCATTAGTAATATCTGCGTAGTTCATGTAGTATCTGAACTTCAGAGTATATGCCTTGTCTGGGGATGGGCTGACACCGTAGCCATTGCCGTGTCCCGCAAAGATAAACTCTGGTACGCCACGACCTGCAGAGCCAGCGGCATAGTCGTCGTCACGATACTTGGAGTACCACTCATCTCTGTCTATGTGCTTCAACGTCTTATAGCCAGTGTTCTGACTATCGTTTGCCTGAATTTGAAAACTGTTCCAGTCAGCTACTTTAAAGTATTGAGGCCAAGTATATTCTTCCTGCCCTACAATTAGAGTGTCTGTCTCCTCAGCCGCGTTGAAAGGCCAACCAAACTCAGCTTGGTTAATCTTGGCAACCGCCGACTTAACAGCATCTTTTACGAGTGCCTGAACGCCACGAACCGACCCAAAGTCGGCTTCTGATATCTCCACCTCATTAAGGCGGCGAAGAACTTGGTTACATAGAGCTATATATGTACTGGGCATAAGACACCTTAAAGCAGAATAAAGGGGCCAGTACTTGACCAGCCCCTTAGTATAGTTTATGCTAGGTTATAGTTAGCAGTGATTAGTCCTTCTGGACGTAAAATCTTACGACCGTATAGTTGCATACCACGAACGATATCTGCAAATGTGTCTGGTGAACGGAATGATTCAGTCTTTGCGATCTGATCCGCTACCGCCACTGCAGAGTCGTGACCTGCGACTAGTACGCCGTAGTTAGCTTCTGAACCCGCTGATGCAGAAGTACCCGGACCTGTACCTTCGTATGGAAGGTTGTTCGAAGTATATACGCGGAAGCCACGGATAAGGTTTGGCATACGACCATTGCGTACTTCATCGCCTCCACCGTAGTCAGCGTTAACCAACTTCGCGTCTTCGTCCATCAAGATTTCCTTGAAGACTGGGTCTACTACAACCCAACGACCATCTGTGTCTACGTTAGCCGCATCCAACAAACGAGCCATACGGTTCAGGATAGCTAGTGGTGAAGTGATTGCACCTGCACCGCCACCTGCCGCTGTCGGGATAGAAGTAACTTCTGCTTCGCCGCCGATGTCAGAACCACCGAAATCAGTGATGTCCAATTTGTTGGCTGCTAGAAGTTCGTCGTTACCTGCAGTTGAGTCTGCTTTTGTACCGCCTGTATCCAAAGCTGTACGGCGACCCCATGCAGAACCTGACCAGTCCCAACCAGACATATAGCCTAGTACTTCACGGTCAAACGCATCACGAAGTTTATAGCCAGCGCGATCTGTTGCTAGATCGACAAAATTGATGTGACTATGAGCCTCTTCGATGTCGTCCATTGCGAATTGGAAGTAGTTCGCTTCAGTGACGACCATAGTGAAATCGGCATCTGTCAAATCTTGTGTCGCAAGTGTTGTACCACGTGCGTAAGAGTTGATTGTGATATCTGGTTCTTTGATGATCTTGACGCTATCGCCCATGTTTGCGATTTCGCCAGAGTAATCGGTATTTGCGATATCTTCTACAACAGAAGAGTTACGGAAAGCCTTCTGGACTTTCTTGGAATAGATTACTGGCGAGAAATTACCGTTTGGTAAGTTGCCGTAACCTGATGCTACTGGAAATGCCATTTGAGTGTCTCCTTGAATGAAATGGCTTGGAATTAACTCTTAGTGTGTTTTTGTGTTGCCTAAGAGCAGCTAGATCAGACAATTTAACATCAGTGTCAGTTTGTAAGGAGTATCGCCAAAGCGGGTCCAAACGCGCTGGTAGACTTAGTATATTATCTGGAAGGGTTGATAGAGGTATACCTAATAGGTGTCTCTATCCTAATAAATCAATGGTTTCATTGTACCATAGTAACGTAATTAAAGCAACACCTAATTACGTAAACTACCGAGCTGCGCCCGATATATCATAGACAAAAGCACCTGATCTCATGGCTTCACTAATGGCTGCTTCGTTTTGTTCAAACTCACGATCAGACATAGCTGCGACCATGCTCTCAGAGAACTTAGCCTTACCGCCAGTAGTAGGAGCGGCTGATGTAGTACGCCCCACCGCCTGTGCGGCTGATTTCGTTGACTTGCCGCGACGACCCATATCTGCCTTATACAGATCAATTGTACGTGCGGCCCACTTAGCGTCAGTGTTGTTCTTATACACACTGTCCTGCATTGCAGATGGCTGTAGAGCTACCCACTCATGGAACTTTGGGTCTTTCCTAATCTGTGCAAAGTCAGGATGTAGTTTCATAAGTTCTTGCTCTGCGCTCTGGCGATACAGTTTACGCTCAAAATTCTCTACTTGTTGTAGACGCTTCTCGCCTTCGGCTAGAACTTCATTGGCACGTTTACGGGCAATGGTGTCCACAATCTTTGCAACATCTGGATAGCGTTTGCTCCACTCATCGACTTCTTCGTCAGTCTTGGGGAACTTAATTTGCTTACGGGTAGCGGCCTCTAGTTGGGCTTTTACCTCTGCCAGTTCTTTATCCTTTTGGTCACGTACCGTCTGGATGTGGCGTTGGATATCCTGATACCGCTTCTTATAGCTTTCCTCTTCGGCATTTAACTGTTCAGCGGCTGGCTGTTGTTGCGATAGCTCTTCGCTGTATGTCAAATTTTCATCAGGCTCTTCGGCTCTTTGGTATTTACGTTTTTGCATGATTTCCTCACTGGGTCCGACAAGTCGGGTATCCAATTAAACCATAAATGCTATCTTCTGTTTTTTAAGCATTGCTGGTAGGGGTTTTGATACAGGCTCAAGTTCTTCCTCTGTATCCTCTAACTGGTCTTCCACTTCTACTGTGGCGACCTCTACATCAACGTCCTCTTCTGGTACGTCGATCTCTTCGTCCTTGACTTCTTCTGCCTCAGACTGTTCTACGTGCTGTATCAGGCCGTCCATCTCCATAGACATCAACCCCATTTCGGCCTCAGCTTGCATTTCTTGAATATGTTTTAGCCCGTGCCACGATACTACGTGAGCGGGTAGGATGTATTCACCCTCTGAGATCATCGCCTCGATGTCATCTCTTACGTTATTAGCAGTCGATCCAATTGGAATAGGGTTGCCAGATACTTCGTCGTAACCCGCAATGCCTTCTTCCATGCCGCCAGTACACTCGTCGCATCCACAAGCCATACCGCCGTGGTACATCTGCAGCTTCTCATCGTCTAAGATTTCGTCGTCCACGTTCTTCTGAATAGCCTCTCCACGCGCCCTCTCGTAGGAGTCTACTTCGCCATTTTCATTCAGATCAGCCTTCTTTTCATCTAATTGAAACTTCTTAGCTGCCATTTCTCTGCCCTCTTCTGTGGTGATACCCTTGGTGGCGGTTGCTATGCCGCCCAGTGCAAAGCCAGTATCACCGCCCTTGTACCAGTTAATGATTGGTGAGGTGTCTACGCCTATCTTCTCTAGACCTAGTAGACCTGCCGCACCCGCTAGTTTTAAGCTGTCCTTTAGGCCAAACTCTTCGCCTTCGTCCTTGTCGTCGTATCCCTGTTGGACCGCGTCTAGGATTTCCTGAGCTTCCTCTGGCGTATAGTCGTCTGACATAAGTAACTTACCGTTTTCGTCGGTGAAGCTGTGTATCTCAGCGTCTTGCTCCTCTAGTTGCTGGACTGCGCTCTCGCCGTAAGCCTTGGGCCAGTTAACGCCTGAATTGATTGCGTTATCTATGGCTATGTCTATCGGCTGCTCCTCTCCATCCCAGATAGTTGGGATCAGAGTTTGGCGACCATCGATGTCAACGATTACGGTTCTTACCGTAGACAGTGACCCATCCTCGTTCACCTTGGCAGTGCCGTTAGCAATATTATAGAAGTGGTGTTCTAGAATAGGGTCCATAAAATATCCTTACTGAGGTGTAGCAAAGCCTTCTTCAGGCTGCTCTTCAGCCGATACTAATCCTGCAGAACCAATTAAACCTGCAGTAGCAATACCAATATCACGGCGGTCTCCGATATAATTCTTCCAGCTAGGTACGCCGCCAGCACCTACCTTTTCAGCTTCGGCAATAATCATTTCACGTGCGCCGTTTGCATCTAGAGTACCGTCATCAACCATACGCCAAATAGCATCCACGCTTGAGATAAAATTCTTGTTGTTTTTCATCTCTTTAGGGAACAATGTACGTAACTGCTCCCAAGATACGGACTGCATCTCACGCGGTAGTACATTCCTTAGCTTGGCTGCTTCTGTAGTTGCATCAAAGTACAAACCGTAGCTGCCGCGCATTCCAGTCTCTGCCTTACCTAAGTTAGACCAACGGGCTGGGTTACCTGTTGCACTGGCACCAGTAAGACCTTGGTTAACTTCGTTAGAGTTCTGACCAAGAGGTCTAAACAAACCAGCCGCAATTTGGTGTGTGTCTACGGTTACATCTTTAGGACTGTCTGGATTCAGAATGTTGTTAAAGAAGTTACGTACTTTGTGCGCCCCGCCTAGCTCAGGTGAGATGCTTTCTAACGTACCATCGCCATCTAGAATACGGATAGCCTTAGCCATATTATCGAAGCTCTGGTGTACTAGCTTAGAGGGTGCGCCTGACTTTGTAGCAACTACACCAAGTATATCGCCTTCAGGACTTACCTCTCGGAAGTTAGTGCCAAAGTGTGCTTCATCATAGGCGCGTATCCACATTGCTTTCTGTAGTGGGGTCTCCATTTCACCCCAAGGTCTACCGCGTACTGTCTCAAACTCTTTCTGCTTCTGCCAAGCTGTACCGCCCTTAGAGCCACCTTTCTTCTCAGTGGTAGCAATAGCATCCATCTCTGGGGTCCACGGCGCATTGTTGCCTAGTTCCGCATTATGCTTAATAATACGTTCACCCATACCCACGTTCTGATACCAGTCTTTTCCGGGGCTTAGGGCTGCTAGAACACCTGCAGTCTTTGTATCAGAGATACCAAAACGGTCTGATAATCCTAGTGCAATACGGTTAGCACCACGATACCAATTGGCTGAGTCCTTAGCTATTCCTAGACGGTCTGACATATCGTAGAGACTTACGATGTTATCAGTCATACGAGAGATTACGTTTTGTGCAGTCTGAGTAACATCTTCTGACCACAAGTTACGCAAACCGGGATAGTTCTCTGCCATCATAGCAAAGTTCTGTGCCATAGCAGAGTTACCGCGCATAAGTGCTTCAGTATCAGATACCATAGTACCTGTACCAATCTGACCTGCATCTCCACCTTTTTCTTCTGGTGTAGTTGGTAGACGGGTGTCTACTCGACGATCAATGTCGAGCATCTCTTCTGTCTGCCCTGCCGCATCTTTTGCTGTAGCAAACACATTACCTAAATTACTGCCTACCATAGCAGGATCATACTCAGGCATATTTCTAGCCACCGCACGTACACCCATAGCACCTGCACCTGCAGCGGGTATTAGAGAAGACGCATTAAGAGCATCACCTAAGATACTTTCTCTAGCAGCATTAATCTGATCGCCTGTGGCGTTAGTGATGTCTACGCCATACATATCCATAAGTCGGTCATCGAGGTCTTGAGTAAACAAAGCCTTGGTGCTGTCTACTACATCTCGTACTGCTTCTTTAGTTGTCTCAATAGGTGCCTGTACAAAGTCTTTTGCACCTTCGTATATACCCTGACCAGTCTCCTTCAAGAAGCCAATCTCGTCTTCATTAATGTAGCGTCCTAGCTTTTCACCAAAGCTATCATACTCATTATCTAGACCTACGACATTATCCAGAATAAGCTCACCGTAGCCCATTCCTTTTTGTGTCTTTTCAAGATCGTCTTCTGGTTTGTCTTCCCCGAAGAAGTACTCGTAAAAGCCCATTATTCGGCTCCCTTAATTACCTCATCTCTCAGAGTATGAAAACGCCGTAGCTCTGCTATTGCGCCCTGTATCTCTAGGATTCGGTTGTGGTCTTTGGTTGTTTCGAGCAGACTGTGCATAGTCTTGATGCGGCGATCTGCGTAGTCTTTTAGCGTCTGGTGTTGGTCCTTATCGTTTACGAGCGGTAATAGAGAACGATAAAACTGTTTATCCATTATTGTACTGGACCTTGCTGTGGTGGTTGTTGTGGTTGAGGTGCGTTCCCGCCGTTTGCTCCACCGCCGCCGCCAGTAAACCCTGCAGCGTCTGGCTCTGGTGCCGCTCCCGCTGCTATATTACCATTGCCGTTACCTGTAGGGTCTTGCGGAGAGGGTGCGCCTTGAGGCTGTTCGCCTTCGGGGGCGGGGGGCTGTTCTGGCATTAGTGCCTGTATCTCAGCCATCATCTTTTGCTGGATAGCTGCCTCGCGTGGATCGTTGAGTATCTTGTCCTCGTCCAAGTCCATAGAGGATGCCAACTCGCGTAGGATGTAATCGTATTTAACAAACGGAGCCATCTGTGGGTTGCTGGTCATCTGCATAAACTGTAGTAGTCGCTGGCTACGTACTTCGTTGCGCATTAGGCTCTCAGTGCCACGCGCCTTAACGTCTAGGTCACCGATAAACTCTTTGTTGAAGTTGAACTGCATATTGAATGCAAACAGAGCCTTGCCCAGTGGACCTAGCAAATAGTCGTCGATATTACGAACAACGGCCTTAATGTTCTGAGCCGCTGCACCCATCAACATAGACATACCACTGGCAGTACGTCCCACACCGCCAACTGCGCCAGAGCCGTGACTGTATGACGGAATGCCTGTGGCCTCGTCGGCTAACTGACGGCTCTTGTCGAACATCATCAATAGCTCTTGTGATACGTTAGGGAACTTGGTGCCGAAGATGGCCTGTCCCGGTGCGCCAGCTTGTCTACGGAAGACCTTGCCCGGATACACTGACATATCCTGCCCCGGTACTAGGTTAGTCTCATCTACCTCTATAAGTAGATTGCCACTCAACGCAGAGTTGTCCACAGCCATCCGCATAAAGCCGTTCATTAGCAATTGGGTGTCTTCCATATTCTCAGCTACGCCTACACCGAAGAAGCTGTATGGGTTTAGTTCATATGGTACGGATAGGTAGGGGATGCGGCTAGGAGTGAACGGATTTAGCACCATGCGGATAATCTGGTTGTTACATACCCAGATATTCACTTGGATTTCGTCTTTGTCTTCTAGTTCCTTTGGAATGTCGATGTCTGCCTCTTCCGCAAGCTCTGCGTCCAAAATACCCCAGTATTCTAGTACCTCGTAGCGATCCATGTCGGATGATACGGAGTCGTCCTCTAGTGCGTCTTCCC